CAAAATTTGTCAAAGCGTCTACTCCTAAATTGTATGCTTGTTTAATAAATGGTATACGAATAGCAGTACCTTCACCTTGTGATGTAGCAAAGAACATAGAGTCTAACAAATTTCTAATAATTTTTTTTTGTGCAGCTAAACTTTTTTTATCTCCTTTTGGAAATGGTATTTCAGCAGGTACTTTATCTTTTACTTCATTATAAAGTTTTATAATTTTTCTTGATGCTTGTTCTTGTAGTCCTGGTTGCAATATATCTAAGTTTCTTAAATTAATGTTGCCTATTTTTGCATCAGCAATTACATCAAGTAGTTTTAAACTACCTCCTGTGTAATTATCTATTGATTGCGAATAATGTGTTGCTAATCGTATATAATCTTCGTCAGTTTTTATTGCAGCAGCAGCAGCATTTCTACTAGCAGGTCCTATTTTAATAAGACCATCATTATTTTTCTGAATTATTTTTCTTATAGATTCTGTATTTTTTAGATAGTCAGCCATTTGTTCTATAGTAAAACCTTTTCTTTTCATGCCTGAAATAATATTGGCTAGTGGGTCTTCTATATATCTATCTAAAAAATACACAAATGCTTTTGGATGTTTAACAGTATCTATAATAGTAATCATGTCGTGACCTGTAATGTTCATTAATTGATTATCAACAAATTTAACATCTGCAGAAAAAAGCTGTGCTAATTCAGTTGTACCAAATTCTTGTGAATCAGACAATATGCCCAAAGCCTTTCTTACTGATTTAGGAATTACATCTCCTAGTAATTCAGTAGCTTTATTGTCTAAAGGTTTAGTTGTTCTGTAAGGACCTACCATAGTTGTATCTGGATTTATTTTAAATACTCTAGCAAGAAGTCCTTCTGAATCATTAAGCATCAATTTAAAATAATCAACAAGTCCGTCAAGAGGTCCTTTAACTCCTAACATTATGAATTTAATCATTCCGTCAATCTGCAGTTTTGATGGATAAGATATTCTTCCTAATAAATAAGCAGGGTATTGAAAATTTCTCATATATCCAAAAAATAATCTGTCATAACCTCCTGAAATACCTTCTACACTTTTGAACAAAACATTAGGGTTTTCAAAATCAGGTTTGATGTCTGCTAACAATTCATTTAAATGTGAGCCTTCTTTCCAAAAATTTATTTCTTCTCCTTCATCTGCAGCTTTACGCACTACTTCAAATATTTCTTCGTTACCTTCTGCATTTAAATATTTGTTTCTAAGTCTTCTTTTATTACTTGTTGCTTTAATCATTCCTTGTATATCAGGACCATTTATAGTTAAACCTTTGAGTTGGCTGTATAGCTCTAAAGAGTCTCGTGTTAGTTGTATCATCTGTTCTTCACTTGCTACATCTGAAAATTGTTTTTGTGTAATGATATCTACTTCATCTAATGGATAAAATTCTGGATTCCTACTTGGTGACATTGGTTTAGCAAATGTATCATCAAAACCTTGTGCGTCATTGTTGTAAAATTTATTAAAGAAATCATCTATTTCATTATCTGCAAAACCAAAATTAGTTTTAAGTTGTAAACCTATTTCACCATAAACAAGTTTGTCCTTAAATATTCTTTTAGCTTCCATTGTTTTTCCATCTTTTAACGCGTTATAAAATTCTGTTGCTAATTCACCTATTCTTTGTTCTGGTACAGAACCTAAGTAACCATATCTTGTAAAATATCTTAATGATTCTTGTATGTCATTTAAATCTGCAGGTTTAGTTTTAGGTAGTTTAATGTCTTGTGCCAACATTTGTTCTCTAAAAGTTCCACCTCTTCTTACTGTTGTTGCTATACCATCATCTAACGGTGTGCTTAATGCAGCTAATAAATTTTCATTTAATACTTTAGATTGTAAGTGTTTGTTTTTACCTCTACCCATCCATCTACCACCATAAAATAAATCTGCTACATAACCATTTTGTATACCATCTTGTAAAATATTTACAACATCATCTATTGTTGTATCTGCATTCTGTACTTTAAAAGCAAAGTCTGGATGCAAACCTGCGTTAATTAATTTTAATCCTACAGGTACACCATTGTCTTTTGCAGACACTAATATTTCTGCTAAACCTTCAAAAACATCTGCGTTTGCATCATAAATATTTTGTAATGTTTTACCTTTATCAAGTTCCTCTGGTAATGATTTAGCTAAAATAGTTAATGCTTCATCCATATTTTTATATGATTGTGTTACAATTCCTGAACCTGGGACAATAGCATTAGCTAGGTCTAAATAAATATATTTACCAACATTTACAGTACCTGCCAAAAATCCTGCCATACTATATTCTTTTTTGTAACCTATATCTTGTATTAAATTATTTCTTTTTACAGTAGCTTCATCTAATATTTCGTAATATGTAGTACCGTTAATTCGACCTTCACTTAATAAATTCTGTGCTTCTGATTCTATTGCCAAATATTGATTATCTACTAACTCTGTAATCTGGTTTCCTGGACCGTAACTAGCACTTAAATCACCTATTAAAGAATATGTTATACCATCTCCTATAGTTACTGGTAAACCTGCTGTCATGTAATCTTGTGCAAAACTTCTGTTCTCGTCAAATTCAGGTGCTGATGATAACAACGCTGCAAAACCTGTTTGTTCTGTATCAGGGTTTATAATATCGTTTATAGTTTTTAAATATAATCCTGTCTTTTCAGAAAAAGATAATTCTCTTCCTAATATTTGTTCTTCTTGTTCTAAATTTTCTGCTAAGTAATCTGGAAATATTTCCATATAAATATCTAAATCTGTTTTTCTTACAAGGGGATTACCTTCATCATCCACTAACCCTCGTGCAATCATAAACTGTTTTGCTTGTGTTGAAGCATCATAATAAGGCAAACCATTTTTATATCTTTTTTTCTTTTGTGACCTATAAATTTTTTGTGCTTCAAAATGTGCTAAAAGAGCAGCTGCAATAGGTGTATCATTATCTTTTAGATTTTCGTAACCTGCAATACTTATTGAATCTTCTAATGTTTTGCCCTCTTGATTTAAAATTTTTTCTAATGATGCTGAATATTCTAAGTTATAATTAAAAAAAGCTTTGTCAGCATTTTGAATTACAGGTTCTAAAAATATGCGTGAGCCGTTAAAAAAATAAGAACCCATGTAATTTTTAAAAGTTTTTAAACCTTCTTTTGCACCTGTAAGTAAAGTACTAGGATTTATATTGCCAAGTACATCTGCATTTAATTGAAGATACAGTTGTGTTTGTGAATTGTAATGACCTTGTACTTCTCGATTTACTCTTTCACTTCTATTATTTTGATTTAATAATTCTTCATTTTTAGTTTCAGACCAAATTTCTAAATACTGTTCGTCAGTCAAATTCATGTCAACTGCTGCAAGTAATAGTTCTGGTGTTTCGTTAGGTGTTAGTGCTTCTAATTGTTCATACCTATTAGCTAATTCTTTAGCTTTAGGACCTAATGCTTGTTCTGTATTATTTAATTGTGTATTGTACTGTTGATGTTTTTTATAACTGTCATTCCAGTTGTCACCCCATTCTGTCCAGATTGACATTAAAACCTACTTCGTACTTTATATCCATAATTGTTTTGTATAATCTCTTTAAGAATTTGTGTATTAGTACCATCTGCCATTTGAATATTTTGTTCTACACCTAAAGCATTACCTGGTTCGTTGGTTCTTTCAGTATTTCTAAAAACATCTTTTATCTCAGCTATGTTAGGCATACCACCTGTTGTTGTTGTTTCTCTTTTGACAGCGTCTATTCCTGCTTGTTGTTGTGTTCTGCCACCATACTCATCATCAGGTATAGCTTTTAAATCTGCATAAGCTCCATCTAATTTTGTATCTGTATTTTGTGTTAACTTACTTGGTTTTCTACCACCTGGCATTGTCATCATCTCCTTCTGGTCTTTCTATATCAAAACTTAAATTAATATTAATCCACAATCCAGGAATAGGTGTAGGTAATATATAATCACCTATTCGTACTTCTTTAGATGCAAACAAGTCTCTAATTAAAATTGGTGTATCGTCTATGTCAACATCTACAGCATCAGACCAATCTTCTTTATTAATAATATCATAAAATATTTTATTTATTATTTCTTCATCCAAGAGGACCTCCTTGTGGTGGAACTCCTTGTGGGAGACCTCCTGCTAAACCTGCTAAGACAGATGCTATATCTGGTTCTCCTTGTGGTGCAGGTCCTAATCCTTGTGGTGAAAGTCCTAATCCTTGTCCTTGTGTTAATGCTTCTTCTTCTGGTGACATAGCAGGTTCTTCAGGGGTATAGAATTTATCTAGTATGTCAGATATTTTTTGTGGGTTTTTACGAATCTCAATAGCTGCCATAGTAGCTTTAGGATTACCTTGTGCTGCCTGTGCCATCAATGATTCAAACAACACTGTTTCAGCTTTTTCTTTATTGACTCGTTGTTGTATCACTGTTATGTCTTCTAAACCATCCATGTTTTCTTGTAATGTCTGTGTGTCTATGATGCCCTGTTGTTTTAATTGCAACCCTGTAATTATTTTTTGTGGCTCATCAAATCCTGCCATTACTCCATAGACTCTTCTAGTTTTGTACATTTCTTTTATATCTGTACTAGGTGTATAAGTTTCTTTAAAAGCTGTACCTTTGTGCATACCTGCCATAGGTTTTCTTAAATCACCAAACA